GGGCCGGGTATCTGTTTCACTTGATCACCTTTGTCTGATTGGTGGCACCGGCATTACCCTGTCGGGAGAGCAGATTCAAATATCAGATAACACTTAGATGATGAAAAGATTAAGTAAGAATAGATTAGCTTTAATAGCTTCTTTAGACTTACAGAATTTCTCACCAAATAAGGTTATTGACATCTGGATCAAGTATGAAACCGAGATCCATGATTCACTTAAGAATCATGGGAAACAGTACACACTAGGACTCTACAAAGATAATTACACATTTCTACGTAACTATCTGTTGGAGCTTCCAACTCAACCTCTATCGTTCTGTAAAGTTGATTCGAGAGGTATTCCGAAACCCTTGTGGTCATTACGACCACTCATCAAAGGGAATAGGAACGCCAAACGTCTCAGCCTAACTATCGCTCGTTCTTACGAACAAATTAAATTAGAAATCGATTATTCTAATTTAGGAAGTATCACTGACGAGATGACTCAGGAAACTGAGAAATCCGTTCGGGATATCACTAAAAAGTTTAAAAGATTCCTAAAGAAATTTACGCAAAAGCGTAAGTGGTATTTAGGTTCTTTATCAGATCCTATTCAACCGTGGAGCAAAGTGTTAACTACGCTATCCAAAGGACCTAACGGTCCGGCGGTAGCCTGTTCACACCTTGATGCCATGGCTGTTATGCAAGACGAAACTCTAGCAAAATCCATAAAGCAACTCAATCAAGCCCTAGGGCAAGATTGGATTACCGAATGGATGGAGCGACAAGCTTCTTCGAGCACAAGCGATAAGGTGTTATACACTGGTAGGTTAGGCTTTTCAGCCGAACCTGCAGGTAAAACACGTATATTCGCAATAGGAGATTACTGGTCCCAGCTTTCATTGAAGCCTATACAAATTTCTTTGTATAGGACACTACAATCAATAAGCACTGATGCCACATCTAACCAAGATGAAGGATTTTCATCCTTGATCAAGGAAAGCATTGGGCATGAGACTTACTGTTTTGATCTGTCAACAGCTTCGGATAGAATTCCTGCAAAAATGCAGAAATACCGTCTGGAACTGATGTCAAATCGACATGTAGCTGAAAGTTGGTATACAGTAATGACGAAACGGGACTTCTTTATTAAAGCCACAGGGCAATACGTAAGGTGGTCGGTAGGACAGCCGTTAGGCTTACTATCTTCCTTCCCAAGTTTTGCTCTATGGCACCATGATATCGTCCAGTTTGCAAGTAATTGGGAGAATATTCATAAAGGGAAACCTTTACGTTTCTTCAAACAATACAAGCTACTAGGCGATGACATAGTGATATTTAATAAAGTTGTGGCACGACGCTACCAATGGTTACTTAAGAAAATTGGTCTTACGATCAATTATTCTAAGTCAATCATCGGTGATCAAGAGAATTACCAAATAGAGTTCGCCAAAAGGCTAGCTTTAAGAGGTAAAGAGATGTCATCAATTAAACATAATATTCTCGGTAAGAATGACATACTTAGTATGTTAGACTTAGTTGAGATATTATATAAAAGAGATTTCATTTCTCCAGATACAGGTCATTGCGGCTTGTCTCAGGTTCTTAAATCAGAGGACCTTCGACGCTTTCAATACATGTTGTGGCTAAGAGCTTCCGTAGAGCCCACACTCGAAATCGAGTATGGTAACTTTACCTTGAAGCTCACTCGTGATGAAATAATACAAAGTATTATAACAAAACGAACCGCGAACATAATAAAGAAAGCGATGGAGATCGCCCCTCTAGACATGGAAACAGAATTCCCAAATCTTGTGAGGAGTTTTCAATCCATCGGCGTGTCTTGCAATGAGAAGACCTTGGCAGATAGGAGTATAGGATCCCTAACGGGATCCCACCCTATTGTGCTTGCTTTAACTCAGACTTCACGAGAACTACAATTCCTAATGTTCTCAGTATTGGATGATTTAGAGCCAGATACTGTATCTCCGGTTGAATACTTACCAGTTGTATCAAGCAGAAGTTACTATAGTGACCG